CTATGCCTCCGCACACGTTCCTGAACGCAAGGTAGTTGCTGTTCGACTTCGCCACCATAGGATTCGCACCGTTGCCGAAACTGTTTTCTGTCAGCGTCTGCGTGGCAGGAAGTGTGAACGTCATATAATCACAAAATTGAAAAATCCACTTTTTTAAATTAAAAAGTACATTTTTCGACAAAAATATAAGGCTGCGTAAATTGCGCAGCCTCTTCTGTTTTAACATCAGTTAACCGACGTTTAAATCGAATTTAATACCCTCAGTACCAGCTAACAGCTGTTTGGTTTTCTCGATGTTGTTCTCGTATATGTGAACGTTGCCGAGGAATAATGTTATTGAGCGCAGCGGCATGTTTATCTGTCTTGAGATAAGGTAGAGCTGATACATATCTGACGGCAACCCGAGATTAGCGTCGCTGCTTCGCTGATAAACAGTCATGACCAGTCCTCTGTTGTCTATCTGGAACTGCACAAGCGAGATACACGGTGCTTGGTTGCTTTCCGCATCGGTGGCACCGAGAAATAGTACGTAGTTCTTGCTGCTACGTTTCTCTCTGTTTATTTTAGCAATCAAAGGTGGAAGTTTTTCCATATATGTTGGGTAACTGTTTACAAGGACTGAACCGCAATAATCCCACCAGCTTATACCTGCCTCCCTATAACGTTCCGTAAGGCGTTCGCCCTCCATAAACAGCCGCAGCTCGCTCTTCAGCTTGACACGGGCTATCGGATGACCCTCAAAAATCTCCAGAAGGTCTGCCGGTTTTAATTCCATCCGCTCATTCAGCAGATATCGGATGTTCCCTTTTTTATTGGTCTGGCTTTTACCTTCGATCAGAATCTTCTCAAGCATTTCATGGTATTTATTCATACAGCCTCCTTTCTTTTGTACAGCATGATGTCAAGGTATGATGTGTTGTAATTCATGTTTTCTTTGACCGTTATCATTTTAGCTCCGATAAACGGATTGACGGTCACACGACCGTCACCAAGCCACTCGCACAATTCGACGATGGAACTCTTGTTAGAAGTGAAGTAAACGTAACTGGTGCCGTGTAAAACGCGCAGAACGTCAAGATAGTCGCTGAGTTTCCAATAAAGGTTGTTGTAGGTGGTGCAGTCTGTCGAGAGATACGGCGGGTCAACGAGCCACAGCACATTGCCAGCGTCTTTGTATCTCTTAAAGATATCCTTGTAGTCGCCTTTCACGACCTCGATACCGTTGAGATAACCGTCCGCAGGGCTGTAGTCGTTAAGGCGCACATTGTTATAGAAGGTCTGCTTTTTCAGTCCATCAAGCGAGGTTTCGTACTTCATCGAAAATAAAAGCGACGATGACAATGAGATGTAATCAACGAAACCTATCTCTTTTTCAAGCATTGAAATTATGGCCTCCTTTTTTTCCTTTGGGATGAGCGAATGCCTCTTTATTCCGGCTACAACATCCCTGAATGCGTGTAGCAGGCGGTTGGTGTTCTGGATGTTCCTCACCCTATCGGCGAAGTTGTCGAAGTCGTTGAAGACAACCCTCGCATCAGGCCTTTCGTCCTTTGATATGCGTGCCAAAAGCCCCGAGCCTCCGAACAGGTCAACGATGGTGGTACAATCGGGATAAAGCTTCAGAACCTCCCTGTAAGCTGACGCGAAATTCCGCTTCTGCCCTTGGAACGGCAATGGCGCGGATGACCATGTTTTGGTTTTTGCTGTCATTTTATTGGTTTTTGGTTAATAATTATGGTTTCAAAATTTTGGTTTTGGTTCTAAATAATTTTGGTTTTTGGTTAATGTTTACAAAAAATGCGTATTTTTGCAGTCTCCTACCATTTTAATGAAAAAGGTGCACACACACCGTGAAGACTTACGCCTTCTGTCGTGGTGTGTGTGCACCTTTGTCGTTGCTCTGGGGTAGGAGCCGAGCAACGGAGATGGAGGGCTTTTTTATGCCTCCTGTTATTTTAAAATTCAAAAGCCCGCACAACCGTGAAGTCTTTCATGTCCTCCGGTGCTGCCTTGCCGACACTGATGCCGCTGAGCAGTCCACGACTCACGTCAGACGAGCGCGCTATGCGAACAGTGCCCACACTCATACCGGCGGTGATTATGTCACGCGCGGGGTCGGTGGCGCGCGCTATGCGAGCCACGCCCACCGAGAAACTGTCAACCAATCTCACCCGTGCCATAACGTCTCACCTTTAAGCAGAATTGAATATAACGCTTATCCATCGTGGACTTTGCCAGACTGACATCATACGCCCTCATGTTGCCCGACGACAGCGGCACACCATATTCGTCCTGTTCTATCGCTCCGCCTGTCTTGCCGACGAAATAATCCCCCATCAGTGCGGCTGGAATCCACTCCGAGGCTGGAACGCGGGTGTCGTCGAACAGCACGGCAATTTTCTGGTCAGTATCCTCGCACGTGAAACGCTCGCCGCTCCACATGCACACAAACGACTCACCGGGCACTATCACACGGTTATGATATGTGATGCTCTCCGTCCCGTCGTTAAGATAGGTCGCTCCGAGCTGGAGGTCGTCATTCACGCCAACACGGGCATACACCACGGAACGGCATCGGCAGTACACTGCGTCCATCACCGTCGGGTCAACCAGCTCGACCATCGTGCTGACTTGCCCGCCGTCGAGCGCAAAGGTCGTTCCCGTAGCAGACACGTAAACGGTGTCGCCGGGTTGCAGCAGTTCACCGTCGTAAGCGATGCCGCCGGCACCCTTTACGATGTACTTTCCAATAGGCAGCGTTTCACCGGCGGCATATTCCGAGCCCATGATATTCTCCTTCCACAGGCGCGTACCGTAACTCCTCATGCGGCTCGCCACCTCCGCCCACACGCTCGCAATCTGCACTCTCGCGGGGTCGATTGTCAGTATCTTCGAGAAAATCTCACCTTCCGCCGAAGGGCTGTCGGTGTCAAGCGTTATTGTCGGGACATTGTCCGGTGCCTCAACCGTAAGACACCCTGACACGCTTCTCTCGTCCCACGTGCCTGCCACGCCCGTGGAGTCCGTCATGACTGCTATGTGCAGTGCTGGCGGAAGCGCGCCGCAATAAGTGTTTTTGGCGTTCTGCCAGTCGGCGTCGCAACCGGGAATGAGGGTGAAGTCGCCTTGCTCGGGCGCGTTGAACAGCTGCGCCGAGGTCTGCGATGAGAACACGCAGTCCGAGAATACGGGCATTAAGTTTGCCGCATATCCACGCTCCGTCAGCTGGTCAAGCAGCGACTGCTGTCGCTCCGCCGAGGTGCTACCTGTCAAGACGATTTGCTCAGGACTCCCTTCATCCCCTCGGTCGGCTGTAAGCCACCACCATGTCACGTCCGATGCGAAAACACAGCCCTGAAACGTTCGCTTGATTTGCTCATTAGCCACCATCGCAAACCGTCCGAACACCGTACCCGCCACCGTCCGCCCGTTGGCCGCCTTGCTCCTGTCCGCGATATTCGGCACGCCATAGACAGTGCAGTTTTTCATAATCATGTCTCCGTATCCAGCAAGCTTCAGGGGATATACTGAATTGTGCACGGGGCTGTCGTACACGACATGTTCGACGGCGGTATTGCCGCCTATGTAGCCGAAGTACAACGCCGTCTTATGCAGACAGACAGAGGAACCAGCGACCCCGAAGACATAGGCCGCAGAGCCGACAGAGCTCGCAGCGTTCGCACGGCCGACACCGGCCAACAGATGGGAGCCGCTCCACACCGTCTCGTCACCCTGCGAGTAAGGCACATTGCGGATAATCATCTTTTTGTGTTCAAAGCCGTAAATGAGCATCTGCCCTTGTCCGTCGAACGTCGCAGCACCCCAAAAGTCGCCTTTGATAGCGCAAGCGTGGTTGCCGTCTGACATCTGCTCCGAGAACAGGCCGCGGCACACTATCGTTGTTGGTTTCGTCGATTTTGCGTTATAGGCCTTTGTAAGCGTCCGGTAGGGATTCTGCCGTGTCCCGTCGCCGTATATGTCGCTGCCGAAATCGCCGTCGACATACACCGTTGTTGTGCCTTCCGTGCCTGTCGGCGCGGTCAGCCATGTGTAGTTTCTTGTTGCCATTTTTTATTTTTTTATAATTTTACTCATAACATACGTATTTTCTTCCGTTTGCGCCCGTTTTCTCAAGGAATGTCACCACGGCGGGCCAAGCCGCCGCGTCCTTCTGAAGCCTGTCCATTATCACTTCTGAACGTGTGATGGCGTAATGCATCTCGTCCTCCCTGTCGGGGAACGCGAAACGAAAGGCGCACTTGCGCTCCTTGAACACCTCAACTTCCTGGCTCTCGAAGATTACCACATCCTTTCCCATTATGTCGCGTATGCTGATGCGCGCCTCTTTGGGCAGCGCGAACCAGTTCTGCTCGATTTTTTTGTCTTTCAGTCTTTTGTATTCCATAATATTATGCTCAAAAACCCTTATTCTTTCTCCCATTGTCTTTCGCATCAGATGCCAGGAGTCGGTGTGCAGCATCCATCCGAAATATGGCGCCATGCGGCGCTTGTACATCTCATCGTCTGCGCCGCGCCTCTCAAGCGTCCGGTGACGTCTCTTGACGGCTTCTCTTATGTTCTTGCGCAACAGTGTGTGTGTCGGCCATATCTTGAAGCCGCAGTAGATGACGCCGCTTCCCACCGGCGCCACACGGGCGTTTTTCTTCACTGCAAGGCCTTTCGCCGCAAGCCTTGATGTTATGGCTTCAAGACAGGCGACCGCCTCCTCCTTGTCGCGGCAGAACACCAGCCCGTCGTCCATATAACGCACGTAGTCGAACCCCTCGGCATCCATCCATCTGTCGAAGTCTGTGAGAAAGAGGTTTGCGAGATATGACGAGAACGAGAGCCCGATAGGCAGCCCCCCGACGGGGCAGGCTTTCAGACGCCGCTCCACAAACGTCAGAACCTTGGCGTCCTTTATGTAATGTGACAGACATTCCAGCAGCCGGGTGTGGTCTATGCTGTCGTAGTACTTCGCAATGTCGTATTGTACGTAGTAGCCTTCGGCGTGCCGCCTTGCGAGTTGTTCTACCTTGGCGAGCATCGACATGAGACCGCGGTCCCTGATGCTTGAGTAGGTGTGTCCGGACAGTTTCGGTATTATATGCTGGGACAGCACTTTCGTCACAGGCGCGAGGATTTCCTTGTCCGCATTGTTGGCATACCAGACGCTGCGCTTCTTGCGGTCGTTGACGTACATGTGCCGCAGCGGATGGAAGGTGTATGTCTCATTTTCCATCTCCTTGCGCCTTGTCTCGGGCGTGGCTCTTACAATCTCCTGCCATATATCGCCGATTCTCCTCATTGCCGTGTATCTGTGTTTTTTAAATCTTTCTGTCTCCACGTTGTCCCGCCGTCGGCTTTGCGCCTACCAGCCGGGCTTCTGTTCTGCGTGTTGTTCTGCCCGAAAGGGCAAGGCTCGGATGCCGTCTGTTTGTTTTCGTGGTACTTAGGAACCAGCGACCCCGAAGACATTGTTCGCATTGCCGACATTGTTCGCATTGTTCGCACGGCCGACACCGGCCAACAGATGGGAGCCGCTGGGCATCCTTGCCTTTTAGTTCTGTCACGTCTCCTCCGCCACCAATCCGAACGCCATTGTCAGGCTTGCGTCCTGCGCTTCGGCGGTGCGCACTATACTGATCGTCAGCACCTCACCGTCATCTATTGTGAAGTCCTGCTCTCCGAGAGCTTGCTGTTCTTTCAGTACTGAGCCGTATGACACCAGCACGTGGTCAACGTTGACACCCAGCAGGCGCGTCACATGCGCCGCCTTGCCGTAGCCGTTAGTCCATTGTATCGTGTCGGCGTTGGCTTGGAAGTCGATGCAGGCGGTTTTTAACTCGCTGGAGATTAGCTGTGCCATGGAGTCAATTATGGCTTGAGAGGGACCGTCTTTGGTGCCGCCTTTCTGGCCTATAATTTTCGTCTTACTCATTGCTCAATAGTTTTATGGCAACCAAAGTGCCGGTTGTCTCTGTAATTTTCAACCTCAGCAGAGTTCCGCGGGGAGTGTTGTTCTCGACCCACATCTGCTCCGTCTGTCCGGGTTCAATTGTAACCTCGGATTCCTCAAGCTCACTCCAGTTCGCGCCGTCTGGCGATTGTTCGAGCACCGCGACCGCGGTGCTCTCTACGGCATCGAACAAAGCGAGAAATGTGGCATGTGAACCGTTTTTCGTCAAGCCGTCCGAGGTCAGTCCTCCGACGAGGCTTGCATTGATGTTTTGTGTGTCTAAACTCATTTTTATCCTTTTTTTTCTTTGTTATGTTATACAAATGCCGTTGCCGGCTTTATTCCGTTTGCCTTAAAATAATTCACAACCCTTTTGTTTGCCACATCGGGAAGACGGATGGTTTCACCGGGGCGCAGTGACGATGTGACTGGCATGTCGTTGAGGCTTGCTATATCGAATGCCGCCTCAATGCTGCCGCAATACTGCAGTGCGATGTCGAAGAGCGTCTGCCCGTTCAATACCTCACCATATTTCATAACTCAGCTCCTCCCTGCTGGCTGTGGTCGCCGGTTGTTGAGTGGTGCCCGTCGTCACCGCCGAACAATGGTGTTGCAACATAAATGATATTGTCGAAGTATATCTTCGACAGTTTTGTGTTGTATGCCGTTAGGGTGCCGCTGGCGGCGAGTATCAGGTAACCGTCGTCGCTTAGCGGTATGCGCACCGGGTGGGCGGGTCTTGGAAGGCCTGTGGCCAACTGTCCAGACACGGCTCCGAGCGCATCGTTCATTACCGAGCCGTAAAGCTGCACGGTGCCACCGACACGTCTGTAACTAATCGAGCCGGTACCGAACGTCAAATCCGCAGTCACGAGACCGGTGTCTGTTATCTTGGACATCTCGCTGATGCGCTCGGCGAGTGTCCATGCGCCTTCCGTTAGCGCAAGGGTGTAGTTGTCGTTGCTGAGAGCGACCGACGGCTCAAGATAGCAATCCTGCCACATTTGCGCGGAACCAGTTTGCCCGGCGAGCGACACAGGCCTGTCACCTTCAGAATTGTATGCAGTCACCAGTGATAACTTGATATACGGTTTTGCACCTGTGAAACTTGTCACGGGCAGAGCCCTTACAGGCAGCAATTCCCCTTCATAAAAACACCAGCCTTCCGTCATCGAGACCTTTGATAATGCCGTATTGACGGTGATGGCGCATCCGCATACGAGGTAATTGTCGGCGCCAAGTTCAAGACCCTGTAAGACGGCGGCAATAGCCTCAGCTATGCCAGACTGCATAAATTCCAGATCTTTCTGCCAAAGCGGGGCGATGCTCCCTGCTGTGAAATTAAGCTTTTTCATTCGCGTTCCTCCCCTGCTAATACCGGACATAATGTTAGGTTCTGCTCATAGCTGCCGAGAGTCAGGTCAGAGCAGGCGTCCTCGAGACCGCTGTGTAGCGAGTACACGTACCGGACGAACGCCCGCCTTCTTGTCTCGTAATCCCTGGCTGACAGGCGCGCGAATTGGGTGTCCGACAGGGCGGTGTAGCTGGTACTGGTGTCCGGGTCTGTGAATGCCCCAGTGATACTGTAAGTGTAGGTCTGGCTGCCGTATATGACGGCCAGCGTCTTTTTTCTTGCATATCCGTTGTTTATATAAGCCATTTTTTTGTGTTTTTGTGGTTAAACTTACTCATAGGTGTCTTCTGTATATATCTGTACGCAAACGGTGTCCGACCATGCGAAGCTGTATGTCTCCTCGAGTGCGCAAACGGCGTCCGACCACGCGAAGCTGTATGTCTCCTCGAGTGCGCAAACGGCGTCCGACCATGCGAAGCTGTACTTATCGACATAATCCTCAACCTGCTGGCACACACCGTCAGACCACTCGAAACTGTATGTGTCCTGCTCTACACCATCAAAGACGATGGTGTAGAACTTGCCTGCAATCTTGTACTCATCGATAAGCTGCCTGAGGGCGGCGAGGTCAACGCGGCCACCTGCGAGCTCAGCCGGGAGATGGACGATAAAATCCGCCTGCCCGGTCTGTCCGAAACCCTGCCACGGCACCATAAGTACGGGTGTGACCGTTGAATCATGTGGCAGGCCGACCTGGTGGTTTATGAGTTCGCCTTCTCCGGAATATGGAAGCATAACCTCGTCGATGTAGCTGCCGTCGGTGATGCGGCAGCCGGAATTGTCGCAGAAGTCACAGACGACTTGTGCGAGGCTGAATACCTGTCCGTTGTGCGATAGGCGGTATTCCTTCTTTTCCTTGTATGCCGTGAAGGCGGCGTGCATAAAAGACACCGGGCTCAAAAGGCAGCGCATCAGGCCTGTCAGCCGCGGCTTTCTCAGCGATGTCGGCAGAAGCGACAACATACCGTCCGATGAGAAATCGTATTTACTCATAGTTTACAATCAGGTTGTTAAGTGTTATGTGCCCTGCTATTGACTCATAGTTCTGCGCTTCGAGCAGTGTGTGCGTCGTGTTACTGTCGTGCGCGTCGAACACGCACAGTTCTATTGTGACATCAGTTACTCCCGGCACGTTCTGCAGCGCGTCGATGAGCTTTGTCTTGTTGAACACCCCGCCATAGCGTATGCCGTCAAGGTATGCCGTGGCGGCTGCGCTTATCGCCGCATCGTCTTCAGACGGCATGATCAGTCTGTCACGCCACACACGGAGGGTTAATGATAGTTCGTCCGACGGGATGCTCGTGGTTGCGATGTGCACCCCGGCGAACTTCAAGGCATTCATGTAAGCCGTGAACGCAGTGAGCTGTGCGGTCGTCAGGGGCTCGTAGTTTTCGCCCGACACCTTCACCGTCACAGTGTTGAATTGTTCCACCACAGAGGCGTATTTCACAATCTGTCGTGTCTCGTCGATTGTCTCGTACTGCCCATGCGCTGCGAAATAGGCGTTGGCGTCGCCGTCGTCCTGGTACTCCATCGCGCGGTTGTACAGCCATGACACAGAGCCTGGATAAGCGGCAGCGATTCGGTCCTCCACGTGTTGTGTAAACTGGTCGAACATCCATTCCATCGCATAGTGGCCGACGGCAACTATGTATATCACCAGATTGACTATGCTCACGGCGCTGACTTGTTCGTCCCACGACTTTGTCGTATCAAGGTCAAGTGCCTGAACCAGTGTGGCGTCGGCGAGCACCGCATCGGTCATTGTCTTCTTTATTTCAGCGATTGTTCTCATTTGTATTCGGCGTTTATTTTTATAGTCTCTCCGTTGATCTCGATCTTTTTGACGATCATGCCATCGCGTTTCAGTTCCTCGTTGATGCGGTGCTTCCAGTAAGTGTTGTCTTCATCGTTCACGCTGTCGGCGATGCCGGCGCCGAAAAGAGGATGTTCCTTGAACTCGCCTTTCTGGGCCGCAAGAATAAGGTATTGGTTCTGCAGCGTGCTGTCACCTACACAAAGGTCACCACCCGACAGAATCAGGTCGATGTCATTGCCAATCAATATGTCAGTATTTTTTGCCATACTCTCAACTAATTGTTCCTGTTCCTACAGATGTCGTTGCTCCGGTTTGCGCCGCGGCACTTCCAGCCGTACTTACAGGTATTCCGGCTGCAACAGTCACCGTGGCTCCTTTTATATATTCGTCGATAGCGTCAACCATTTTGTCCACAATATCCCCGTCCGAGGGGTCAATCGCTCTAAGCTTTGCTTTCAATGTGTATTTATCCAATGGCATATCTCAATGTTTTATAAGCTTGTCTTCAATATCGTCCTGATTCGTTTCCTGCAGCTGCCGTCCTGCCCATGTGGCGATGGCCGCTTTCAAGGCCGCGCCGCCGTCATACACAACCGGCGACCATGAACTGAACACCTGCTTGACGTTGTTTATGTCCTTTTCGATTGCATTCAATTTCTGTGTCAGTTCTATAACATTTACAAGACCGTCATTCTCTCCGCCATTGAGAACGACACCGCCGGCAAACTTTACCGTAATAGTGTCAATCTCCGAAAGAGCTATTATTGCCAACTCGCGCAACTCACCGCCACTAAGGTCGGCCATCAGGGCCATGCTGCCTTTGACGGGTTTTGCAAGGATGTTGTTTGCATTCCCGTCAGCTGAAGCGTTAAGACGCACATCGCTCACCGTGAGGCGGTCTGCGATTTTCACGGTGCAGGTCTCGCTTTCAACTGAAACCACTTCGCCCATGACAAATACAGAACCGCCTCCTCCTGCGATGTTCTTAATTGCGTTCTTTATTTCCGTTGACCTGTCCATCAGCTTAACTTCTTTCCGAGTGTTATCTTCCTTACCCCACCTGATTGGGAGAAGTCGGTTTCGACACTGATTACGTAGTAAGTTCCGTTCTTATATTCATAGTCGTCATCAACAATCTTCGCCTTATATCCGGCATCGACGAATGGGATGAGCCAGCTTTGGATGTGTCCCTCATAGCCTTCATAAACCCTCGCGTCAAGAACCTGTTGAGCTTTAGCCTCGAGAGAGGCCTTATCGGTAACGCCTGAAAGTTTTACTGTCATTTTATCGCCGCCTGTGGTGCCTTTCTCAACCCTGATAGTCTTACCGGCCTTGTCGGTACTCTCAACCACCACGAGCAGCTTGCGGTCATCCTTGCCTTTGTATTTCAGGTCGGTGCCTTTGTTCTCAATGTTCGTCTTGAAGTTGTAAGCAACCTCGCCGAAAATTTCGGCATATTGCGGGTGCACGTGCAGCACATTGTCCTTCAGATAGATGTTAGGGCTCGCCTCCTCCTGAATTTTCTTCAGCACGTCGTAACCTGTGGCGTTGCTTATCACGAACTTCTCGTAGCTAAAGTCGTAATCACACGACACCGCGAAGTCTCCGACCTGCGAGCAGATATTGCTCAGTATCGAGTTGACATTAGCTTCCTTCAGTTCCTCATCCTTGACAGATTTGCGGAACAGATAAATAGGGTCTTCGCATTCGAGAGTAAGACTGCCGCCATCGGTTTTAATGGCTTTCAAATAGCCTTTGAACTCCTCCTGAAGGTCTTCGTCGTAGCCGAGTTTGATAGACACTTCGTCGCCAACATTCAGCTTGTCTTCAACCTCGATCGTCTTATTGAAGACGGAACCAGGAATGGTGATGACCGCTGTATCGGCAAGCAGCTCCACCGACCGCTTGATATTGACCTTTTCAAGAAGCTTCAGCTTGTAGCCGCCTATCGTAATATCCCAGTTCATCATAAACATATCATGCCTCCTCCAATAATGAATACCCGTCATCACTGTAAGCCTTGATTGAAAACATTTGGTTCTCCATACCCTTGGTGAAAGGGAAGTCGTAGCTCTCGATGGCTATTTGGTTGATGTTGAAAGTGTCCTCGTTGTTGAGATAGTCGCAGATGACTTTCACAGATTCCTTCGCTTCGCATATCTTACGCAAACGGGATATCTGGAGCTTCAGATCATCGTTGTCAACACCTATCAGAACGCCTCCGATGGTGATTTCAAAGTCATCCTGGCTCCAGCATTCCTTAATCGAACCGCGCTTCTCGAATTTGCTCACATATCTTCTTGTAATGACATTCTTGCCGTTCACGGCCATGATAGGGTCAACCGGCAAGTCCCACTTTACACCGTCAAGTTCAAACGCCATTTTGCATTGGAAGAATTCCTGACCGAGTCCGGCCAGCCCCCTTTGCGCTTCAGCTTCGACTGCAGGGTTTGTGATTGTATCGCCTGCTTTGTCAAGCACGCGGACGATGTTCCTGAATGGTATTATAGGTGGCAGGGCATAGCCGAGCGCACTTTTAATGCCTAATCCTGAAAGATTGGTCGCGTCGTCGATATGTTGTGTCATGCTTCCCATCATCCTGCCAATTGTGCCGAATAAAGCACTCTGAGGAGCACTTCTTCAAGCTGTGATTTAAGGCTCTCGGCGTTCTCGCCGACACTGCCGTTGAAGTTGATGTCGGCCATCTTTCCGAGGTTGATTGTTATCTGAGTGTTACGCGTGCCGCCAGTGGCCACTGCATGTGCCGTCCTTCCCGCTACGTAACTACCGCTGCCGCCTTTGCCGCCGGGTGCGCCATTGACAGAGTCTTCAAGTTGGCTGTTGATGCCGATCTTGTCTTTCAAGCCGCCGTCGGACGTTGATTTTTCGCTTTTCTTCCAGCCCATCTCAATGCCCTGAAGCGACTCCTTCGCCTTGGCGGTGTTCTCCATCACCTTGTCGGCGGCATCGCGTACGGCCTGTTTGCGCCTTTCGACATCCTTGTTTATCTCCGCTATTGCCGCCTGGTTCTCCGCGCTGTCGCCTATACCGAGGGATTCCTTGAACTTGTACCATCCGAGACGGATCTTGTCCAAGCCAATCATAAACCCTTCCGCCCACGTGGTGAAGTACAGCTTTATCCCGTCGATGAAGGCGTAGAAGGAGTACTTCATGAAGCCGACGACGCCTTTCCACAGGGAACCCCAGCCGGTTATGTGCCGGCATACTGCCACGATAACACCGATGAGCAGTGCGATACCTGCGATAATCATGCCTATCGGGTTGGCGGTCATAACACCATTCAGTATAGCCTGAGCCCCGGTCCAGATGTTTGTGGCCATGGCGGCTATTTTTTCCTTGGCTATCAAAACGGATAAGACTATATCTTGCCATTTCATTGCAATCGTGACTGCCGATATAGCTCCGGCAACACCTAAAAGAAGCGGCCACCAATCACTGACAAACCGATAGGCGGCAAGTATGGCATCAATCATCGTTTTAACCGTGCCTATGAGGATTTTCCATCCTATATTGAACACTCTGAACGCCGCTGTAACAGCGGGTGTTAAAACATCGTCAATAATTCCGCGAATATCCTCCATGCGCTCACTGATAAAGTCGCGCATATCTTGGAAGGCTCCATTAATTTTGTCAGTGACGCCCTGTATCTGTTCTTGTCTGCTTTCAATATAAGATACGGCCCTATCGACAATACCCAGGATAGAATCCACAATAGGTGCGAACGCTGACTTGAGACGCGTGTACAACTTGCCGATACGCTCATGTATATCGCCTATCCTGTCGGAGACTTGTTTAAGTTGTCCTTCCGGTGTCTGTGCGAGAGTCTTGTTCATGCCACCGGCCGACTTGCTTACCACTTCGGCAAGTGTAGCGGCACGCTGCTCTTCTGTCCCGTATTTGAGAATCTTTTCCTGCGCCTCGTCAAACTTGTATCCGTAACGGAAAAGAGCACCAACCTGACCGTCGAGAGCTCTTCCCATCATAGAGGCGATATGGACCGCGCTCTCTTGACTGGCGTTCATTCCATATTGTCTGGCTATCATATCATTCATCACAGGAACCAACTGGCGAAGCGTATCGGCTTTTGTCAGATACATGCCGAGCTCCTGGGCTCCGGCAAGCTGCACCTCATCACCGATGACCCCCAGCCGCTGTTGGGCGGCTGCAAGGTCTTTGATAGATTGTATCTCTTCGGCTGTGGCACCCATAGTATTACGCATGACACGCTCAAGCTTTGTCTCGGCTTCAACTTGCACTTGGTTAGCCCGGGCAAAATTATCGAATGCGGATGTGGCAGCTCCAATGGTTGATTTGGTAAACTGCATGATGTTGTTAAGCCTTACAGTGGCAACACCTATCTTTTCAAATAGAGATGTCGTCTTTGTTGACGTAAGATTCAATTTACCCATGGCGGCATTGAGCGTGGCGACGCCCTTATGAGCGGTCCCGCCAATGTTTATGATAAATTCAACCTTATTATCTGCCATTTTTTATTTCAAAGTTTTATTAGTATATTTTATTTGCCTTAGCCTCTTCCTTCCTAATCCATTCGAGTTCCTTGACCATCATTGCCCATTCAGTGTCACTCAGGCTGTCGGGGTCGGCGATGTGCATATAGTAGCGCAGCTGGGCGTCAAGAATACGCAAGTTGTCGCCGTCCGAGACCTCGGCAGCCTTTAGAGCTTTTCCAGTTCCGCCTCCTTCACTTCGATTATTTTATCAAGTTTGGCTGACACTCCGAGGAATAAAGCGTCGTCGGTTTTTACAGCCTCGCTACCGCCGATAAAACACTCGTTAAGAATTACCTCGTTGAACTTCAGAGGGTCGGTTTTTCCGGCCACTGATGCGTAACTGAGAGCCTTGCGACTTGGTTTGCGCAAATAGGCCACATGACCACCACATTTGACAGCGAAAATCTCGCCGTACTTTTCCTTCCAGGCTTTGATTTGTTCCGGTGTTGCCTGTCCCACCGTTTTGTTTTCTGTTTTTTCCATATTTTTGATGATTTTTAAATGTTTTTAAATTGTCGTTTAATTTTTGTTAAAAACAGCTCCGGGCACGTCATCATGGAATAACAGAGACATGCCGGAGCTGTTATCACGACGCTTTTTTAAGACGTAGGAAGACAAACGGTAGAGTAATCTCCGCATACTTATCTCCCTGTTTGTATTCCTTGGGTTCCTCGGTGAACTGCACTCCCTGCAGAACATCAGTTACCATCACGTCCCCTTGTAACGGATTACCATAGACGGCCACTATATCTACCTGCAGCCCGAGGATAGTGCCTCCTCCATTGAGACGAAGTGTCTCAAGCTCCGAGGCGAGGATTGCCAGCTCGCCTTCGTAAGACTTGTTTCCCTTCTGTATGGCTATTGGCTCGTTGCCCTTGCCGTACACAACCTCTTTTTCCTGTTTAACATTGTATTTGAGGCCGCGCAAACCGACAATGTCCTTGCCTCCGACCATTACAGTCAGATCGGCGAATTCGTATTCCCTACTGTTGAACATAATTTCTCCTTTCTTTATTCAGATACTTTAAAACCAAGATCGACCTCAATGTATTTCGCATAGCCATAAGGCTTAACACGGAGTTTAACCTTGAATTTTGATGTGGCGACAATATTCTGGTCAGGGTCGATGTAGCACTGCACACCCATGTCGTTCGGGTCTGACGGATCGACGCCGAGATTGCCTTCAGATGTCATCTGATTTATGATTGCCGACTCGACGGCAGCTTCAACCGACTTGACATACGGAGGAGCAATCTTACCTTCATCGGTTACAGGACACTCGTCGTTGAGGGCATCAACGAGAGTCTGATAGGTAATGCGATATGCCTTATCAATCGTTCTGCGGCGAGGGATAAGAGCGTAATCGTCAGTAGGAGCTGTGGCAAGTTTGTCATCGCTCCAGAAATAACCCGATTTACCTACGAATGTGCGTGGGCATATAAACCCTTTGTCGTTGATGGTCGCGGGGTCGCCGTTTTCAGCTGTGGCGGAGCCGATGTACAGGAGTGTCGCCCCGACACTGCCCGAGCGCACACGGGCTATGGAACGCTGCACTGGTATGGCCGCGAGTCTGCCCGCAAGTAGCCCTACTGCTGCGCCTTTTGAACTGGCGACAGTGTCGCCGATAAGGATGGCGACACGATTGGCACTGCCCCCGGTAAGATCCGGCAAGTTTGATGCCACTCCACTGTAGTGGCGGCCTTCAAGGATTGTGAACAAAGGCGCGTAGAGGGCTTCGGCGGCTTCTTCAGCCAGCTGCTGCGCTTTGGTAATCGCGGTCTCAACCTTGGCGTCAATGGCATGCGTCACCGTGGCAGTATAGGTTGAGCCGTCTGTGACTTTAACAATGAGAATCCTGATGTCGCCATTGGCTGCGCAGATGAGTTTCTTCGCGCCATTGGCCTCGGTCTTGTCAACCATCTTATCGACAGTCATGGTGTCGGCCACGCCCATCAGCCACAACTCGCTGCCGGCAGGAGCTTCATCGTAGAACTCCTTCACACATTTGTACAGGTTGGCGTTGGCGCCGGTGGAAGAGCTGTTGACGCCCTTTTCCACAAGTTCGTCGAGCGATGTTATCTTGTAAGGCGTGTTCAGCGCAAATGTCGTCGTTGCCACGAGGTTGATGGTTTGCGAGACAGCCGTGGCCGTGGCAATGAGTCCCACAACGCCGTCGTTCATTGCGCCGACTGCGCCGAGAAGACCGTTTGCAAAATCTATTTTAACATTTGGTAGCATAATTTAGAAACCTTTCTTTCTGTAATGTTCAACTTCAAATTCAGTATCGGCTACATGAGCCTGTGCGTCGGCGGATGTGGTGAACCACTGTCCGTCGGTGGTGTACCATAACTCCTTAACGCCGAGACGCATCATTATACCGACAGCATCGGTTTTCGGGTCTGGACTCGGAAAACAGGCTTCGCCTTCATTTTGGGGAGAGTTGGTTTTGTTGTTGTCTTTTGCCATTTTTTATCGTTTTAAATAGAGTTTGATTCCAATTAAAACAGCCAGAGCTGCTATAAGCATCAGGAACAGGCGGCCGAGATACATTTGGATGAATTGCCACCCCGTGAGCTGTCTTTCAACCTCTCTGACTTGAGTTTCCAGACTCCGCTCCAGTTCCTTAATCCTGCGGTCGCGAATCTTCAGCAGCAGCTCAAGGCTGTCTGTGTTGCAGTTCACTTCAAAGAGCGTCACCGTGTCTGTTCTAATGATAGTGGCACCGGTGCTTGTGTTTCTGCCGTTGACGGCCTGGAGCTCTTTCAGCAGGACGTTTCCGGTACTGTCACATTCAAGCCAGGCACGCAACCAGGCGGAGTCTGCCGGCAGCTTGATGATACTGTCGCGCCACCTGTCCTCGACAATGACACTGTCATTTCTCTGAAACATTATCAGCGGCTGCCTGCTTCTGCAGCTCTGCGCGGACAGGGCAATCGTCGCGATAGTCGCAATCATTAACCCGCTCGACAGCTTTTTGCAGTTTGTTAACTTCACGTTTAAGCCCTCTCAGTTCGGTTTGTAACGGTTTAACAATGTTATCCTTAAACTCATCAACATATTGTTTGCCGAGTTCCATATCCTTCTTTCTCGTGTCGGCTGCGATGGATTCCGTTTCCTTACGGTGCTTGCGCCCGTTGGTAAACCAGCCGCACAACGCGAGGAGAGCAATTATATCCGCAATGATGCTATTCCAGTTCATATCAGATGTTGTTAAAATACATATTGGCTTCCGCCTTGCGACGTTTCTCAAGTCCCGGTAACACAACCTTGCGGCCGCCTACGACCGCATACTTCCAGCGCATGAACTCGTTTCTGATGGACACATCATCACTGTTGGCGGCGACGAGCCTTCTAAGTGTCGAGTCCTCGAACGCCCGGATGCCGACATTGAACACGAATGAGACAAGGGCGTCGAACTGGTTCTGCTTGAGGCCTGGCAGTTTCGACACGCACACCTCGGCGTGGCGCAGATCATCGCGAAGAAGACTCTCCGCTTTCGCGACGCTGATGTGCTGGTGCGGCGTCACGCCCAAGGTGTGCCCCCATCCGATGGTATATACCCCGGCGGGGCACAGATACGCCTGAAGGTACAGCCCTTCAAAACCTTTTATTAGTTCGATGCCCTTGTCGCTCGTTTTCATATCTTGTCATTTAAGACGCATGGTATTCCTGAATGACGCCAAGCACTCCCTTACAGTCACCGCGGCTGATGCGGCCGCCGCCCTTTAGCAGGAACGAATAGATGTCGCCGTAGTAGGTCGGGTCGCCGTCATTGTTGAACATTTTCGTCGAGCCCATGGCGCGGCGGACGAAGTTGGGGTGCCAGAACAGACCGATTTCACAGGCCGTTGTCGCGGCGGCTTTGTCGCCGCCAACAATGTCTTCGTAATCCTCCGGGGTATAGTTCAAATCGGATGCACTGAATTGGTAGTACTGCGTCCCCGCTACCGCCGTGAGGGTTGAGTTAGAGGCGAGAAGTACCGTGGCGCGTTCGTCGATAGAGAAACCTTCGAGTTTCTTCAAACGTCCGTTAACGTTGTCGTAGATTGCCGACAGGTTCTCGTTAGTGGAGTTCCTGACGTCGTCGCATATTTGCTTGTACATATCGGTGGAGAGAATCACCCGTCTGTCGTCGTGCGGGATACGCCAGCGGTCGAAGATGACCTTCGCCTTGGAGAAGTCATCGACACACAGCCCCGTTCTCACACCGGTTCCGTGGACGAGGTAATTGGCCGATTTTGTCTTGGAGGCCTTGATGTAGAATTTCGGTCTCCAATTCCACAGCATTGTGTCGGCGAACACCTGTCTCAGGTAATACATATCCTCTGTCATGCAGGAAGCGAGTTTGTCGTAGTTGAGTTCGACCTTGTCGGCTTCCGGAATAAAGCGCGGGTCGGTGGTGAACTCGTCAAGAGCATAGGTCACGTCCACATCGGTTCTACGCGTGATTGTCGCCGGCAAGTTGGCTCTGTTGCGCTTCACAGCACTCGGTGCGCCGGCCTGAGGGACGTGCACAACGTCGCCTTGCAGGACGTACTGGCTCTCGTCGATGGAATGAAGTATGAATTCGCTGTTTTTAAAGAGGTTCTCGACGATGTAGTCTGTCCAGATCTCGGGTGTGACACCCACCATCATCACGCCGGCATGCGGACGTGGAATCATTGACAAGGCCAACGCGCCTACACCGGCCGGGGCCCCTAACGTTGTTCCTACCACCGCGGCGAACAGCAGCGCGGTGAGAAAACTGAGAATGAACTTTGTTCTTTTCATTGTGTTGGATTTTTTTGATTTGTGAATTTAGATTGTCAGGAATGACTCGCCGTCCCAAACAAGCTGTTTGGTAACCTTCGTTGAGGCCGTGCCGGCGAGCGTGGCTACCGTGTCTGAGGCAATCTTGACGGTGATGTTGCGTGCAGTTCCGTCTGATGTCCACGATACAATGACCACGGCACCCGTGTTAAGGTTCGCTGCCTCCGGTTCAAGCGTGAGTTCCATGGCCGCTGACAGTGAGCCAAGCTTTACGATGGTGTTCTGGCGGCGGACTTGAACCGTCGCCTTGTTCGAGCTTATATCGGGTGTCACCACCTCGCTGGTCGGAAACACCGGTTCAATCTTCTTGTCGGCATCATCTTCGATGTCGGGAGCCACGAAATTGTAGCTCGCGTTGAATTTCATGTTGATTGCTGTCATATCCTAATTAATTGTTTGGTTTGTGTCCGTACTTGATGGAGAAGAGTCTGTTGTACTTCTCACGGTTTGTTGACTTCAGATTTTCGAGCTTACCCCTCTTGTGGTAGTCGTCGAAAGTCCAGTCTTTCTCCTCGTCAGGCTCGTTCCCTTCGTTGAGATGGTTGACGACTGGGTCCACACCTTTGAGTTTTGCGATCATCTTCTCTGCAAGCTCAAAGTTGTCGGTTGCGAGTTTAGTGTAGTCCTCCCTCTCATCCTCACCGATTTTCTTTGCGGCGATGGCTGAGTCAATAAGCGACTTAACCTTTGCCGACTCCATCTCCGCAATCTGATTCTTCAGGGCTTTGATTTCATCGGCTGAGGCATTGAGCTGATTACGGAGGTTGCCGTTCTCTGTAACGACATTCTGCACGGCAGTCATCACCTTTTCGTTGTCTTCAACGTCTTTCTCGGCGATGTTGAGCAGCTGTGCAATTGTTGCTTTGTTCTCAATCATGCTTTTTTGTGTTTTGTTGTGAAAATTGAATAATTGTTTGTTATAGAAGTCACGCATGGCACTAACGCCCGAAAGCTCCTTCGGTGCCGGCGTGATATTCTTCCCTGTGATAATCTCATCCACAAGACCTCTGGCCTTTGCCTCCTCGGCATTCATCCAGTGGTCGAGTCCATCCGTGAAGAACTCCTTTTTCACGGCTTCGGGCGACACTTTCATTTTGGCGGCCATCATTTCAATCAGCGACTTCTCGAAGGTGTCTATCATATTAGCCAGGTTGCGCACCTCGTCAGAGTTGCCGTTGCAGGTGCCTTGCACCCTGTGGTACATGAAAGAGGCGTACTTCGCCGCTATAACCCTGTGTTTCGGATTGGAGATAAGCATCGCCATCATGGATGCGGCTATACCATCAACCACCCATTCGACCTTTATGTCCGTCCTATCGAGATAGTTAAACAGGGCGTTGCCCTGAATGACCTCCCCGCCCTCGGAGTTGACATAGAACCTGAAGTTGCGGAAGCCCTGCTTGCGCAGCTTCTCAATCTCGGCCACTACAACATTGGCGTCGATGTCAAGGCCTGAGCCGATGACACCGTACATGTATATCTCGGCTGTGGTGCCGGTCACCTTATTTATAAGTTGTGTCTGCGTCTTTTCCTTTTCCATTTCTGAAAATTCTGCTGCAAAATTCACACTAATCGGCTACCCATACAAAAAGTGTCAAAACTCTTTATGCACTTTTTTAATAATCAAAAAACAATTTGGACTTTTGCACAAACATTTGACTATGTCAGAACTGACACGACAGCAACAGAAGGACTACGCCAAGCAGCTGTACCTGAACGACCACGGCATCACACAGGCTGAGATAGCCGAGAGAGTCGGCGTATCGAAAAACACCGTCTGCAAATGGGTGGGCGATGGCAAATGGGAGGAGATGAAGGTATCCATGCTTGTCGAGAAGGACACCCAGCTCGCCAGGCTGTACCGGCAGCTCAAGCAGTACAACGACACCGTCGAGCTTCGCCCCGACGGGCAGCGTTTTTTCTTATCCAAAGAAGCCGACGCGGTGCTGAAGATCACCGCAGCCATAAAGAACCTCGAAACGGAGACGAACACCGCCGAGAAGATGGCCACAGGCAAGGAGTTCCTTGCCTTTGTGCGCAAGACAACAGACCTTGAGACCAGCAAGTACGTCGCGAGGCTTTTCAACGACTATCTAAAAACCTGCTTCAATGGGTAAACTCAGAAGACCGACCGACAAGCAGCTGTGGAATGACTGGGAGGACTATTATTCGCAGTTCATATCAGACGTTGATGTTGACAGCGGCGAGAGCCCCGTTGACAAGACCAACAGGATAAGAAGGCTCGAGGCTGACGACGAGGCGTGGTTCAGATACTATTTCCCGAAATACTGCACATCCGAGCCGGCAAGGTTCCACAAGGAAGCCACAAAACGCCTGATGAGCCATGACAGATGGTATGAGGTTCGCGCATGGTCACGCGAGCTTGCTAAATCCGCCCGCTCGATGATGGAATTCCTCAAACTCGCACTTACCGGTAAAATCAGCAACTTCCTGTTGGTCTCTAACAGCTACGACAACGCCTGTAGGCTCCTGCTGCCGTTCATGCTCCAGCTGGAGAAGAACCGCCGCATCATCAACGACTACGGCGAGCAGGCCAACCCCGGACACTGGGAGGTCGGCGAGTTCATAGCCAAATGCGGATGTTCATTCCGCGCCATCGGTGCCGGACAGTCACCCCGTGGCACACGCAACGAGGCAAAGCGTCCCGACGCCATCCTCGTTGACGATATAGACACCGACGAGGAATGCCGCAACCCCGATAGAATAAACCAAAAATGGGACTGGATAGAGCAGGCACTTATCCCGACAGTGTCAGTGTCCGGCAATATCAGAATCGTTTTCAACGGCAACATCATCGCCAAGGACTGCTGTGTCGTCCGTGCAGGCAAGGTGGCCGATAAGATGGATGTCATCAACATCCGCGACAAGAACGGCAAATCCTCATGGCCTGAAAAGAACTCCGAGGAGGATATCGACTTCATCCTCTCCAAAATCTCAACCAGATCAGCACAGCAGGAGTATTTCAACAATCCGCTCACCGAAGGCAAGGTGTTCAAGGAGATGTTCTGGGGCAAAGTGCCTCAGCTCCGTAACTTCAGGTTCATAATATGCTACGGCGACCCTTCGCCTTCAAACTCAAAGAACAAGGCGGGGTCCCTGAAGGCGGCTGTCACCATCGGATTTTACGACGGCAAATACTACATCATCAACTGCCGCCTCGACCACGCCACCAACGCCGAGTTCGTGGACTGGCTTTACGAACTTAACGTGGAGATACCGCAAGGTGTGCAGGTTTACAACTTCATTGAGAACAACACCCTTCAGGATCCTTTCTATCAGCAGGTCATCGTTCCGCTTTTCAACGAGAAATCCAAAACGTCCGGGCTAATCAATATAACGCCTGACGCACGAAAGAAGCCTGACAAGTTCGACCGCATCGAGGGAAATCTTGAGCCGCTTAACCGTATGGGCAAACTGGTTTTCAACGAGGCCCAGTCCGGTAATCCGCACATGCGGCGCCTCGAGGAGGAGTTCCTTCTTCTGGAACCAAAACTAAGTGCCCCGGCCGACGGCGCGGATGCCGTGGAGGGAGGCGTGTTCAAAACCAACGAGAAACTTATAACTTCAGCACCTGACGCTTTCCGGCTTGGCAGACGGCCACGCAACAGGAAGCGAGTATAATATCATCCAATAATTTCAAACACAATCAAAAATGTTCACATTATGCAAAAGATTTATGAATTACGTCAGAGTTCGGAGCGCTATCCGTCATGCAGACAAAATGCATCTTCTGACAAGAAAACGGTTTTACGTTATCAAAATCCACGGAAAAATCCATGTTTACGACCGAGACAAGATTAACTACCTGATAGACTGCGGAATACTCAAGAGAGAGCTGAGAGGGGCGATGGAACTCCGGCGCGTATGCCTGTATTGTACCAAATAAAGAGAAGGAGGTGCCATGTATATTGATTACAACGACCTGAAGACAGGCATCAGCGAAGAGACCCTCGGCGTCATCACACGCAATCAGGACAATGCGCGGCAGGCTATCAGCGAGGCTGTCGCCGAGGTCAGGACGTACCTTTGTGTCAGATACGACATCGATGCGGAATTCCGCAAGACCGGCGACAACCGCGACGCGACGGTATTCCGGTTGGTACGCGACATAGCACTTTACAGATGCTACGCCATAAGCAACCCGACGTCAATGCCGGAAATCAGAAGACAGAATTACAAAGACGCTCTCAAACTGTTGCGCGACATCCAAAGCGAACGTGCCTCGCTGCCCGGACTGACAAGGCTCGACGGCGGCTCACAAGGCAGCAATTATGTGAAATATGGCGGTAACAAGAAAAGGAAGAACAAATGGGTGTGACAAGAAAAAAAGGTGAGCTGCCGAAGAACGGCATCAATATAACCAACATCAACGTGCGCGTTCCCAACCGCAACACGCAGAACATCGAGAACTGGCGCAACGCAATCAAGGCGTTCGAGAACCAGACGAACCCGTCGAGGGTCGCACTGTATGACCTCTACAAGGACATCGAACTCGACGGTCAGGTAATCAGTACCTGGGACAAGCGGAGCGACGCTGTCACAAACAAAAGGCTCCTTTTCAAACGTGACGGTGCGGAAGACCAGGAAATAACAAAACTCCTCAACTCGCCTGATATGCGCCGCTTCATCAAGGAGCTGCACAAAACCATCGCATACGGCTTCACGCTCATTCAAATCAACAGAATATGGTACGACGAGAGCGAGGAGCGCTACCGTCTCGAATGGGACTTGATTCCGCGAAAACATGTCCATCCCGAACCAGGATTTGAATGTATAAGTATCGAACAGAACATGGCCGTGCGGGATTTCCCCTTCAAAGAGAAGCCGCTTGCGGATTACATGGTGGCTGCCGGCGAACCGACCGACATGGGACTGCTTGCCGCCGTTGCACAATATGTCATATACAAGCGCGGGGGCTTCGGCGACTGGTCGCAGTTCGCCGAGATGTTCGGCATGCCGTTCCGCGAGCTGAGTTATGACGACTACGACCGGGCAACCCGGGCCAAACTGGAACAGGCAATGGAGGAATGGGGTGCCGCAGGCTACATCATCAAGCCGAAGAGCGCGGAACTCACCCTGCACGACACCGGAGGCAGCACCAGCAGCGCGGATGTTTACGACCTTCTCATATCCAAATGCGATGCTGCCATCTCTAAAATTATCCTTGGGAACACTCTCACCACCGAACAGGGAGAAATAGGTTCTCAGTCTCTCGGCGAGGTTCACAAGAAATCGGAAGCCGAAAAGAACGCGGCAGACCAGCTTTTCATCTTGTCGATTCTTAACACCCAGTTCCGCGCTATCCTGAAGCGTTTCGGTTTCAACCCTGCCAACGGCGAGATTATGTACGAAGGTCTCGAGACCGACTGGGAGAAGCTGCAGACCAAATGGAACGTCGTAAAGGAAATCTCCGACAAGGTTCCTGTTGACGACGACTTCATCTACGAGGAGTTCGACATCCCGAAGCCCGAGAACTACGAGGAGATGAAGGAGGAGATGAGGCAGAACCAGGCGATGCGCATGATAGGTGTCGGCGGCTTCGTCGATGACAGCATCGGGTCGCAACCCCGGCAGGACAGCAAGCCGAAGAACCTTTGGGGCAGGATAGTGAATTTTTTCGCGTAAGCCCTCGCTATGAGGGCTTGAATGACCTCGACACACTGTACTTCGACGGCAAACTGTCTGAAGTGGTGAAAGCCGTCGCCACGTTCCCGGCTGTTTACAACCTATCGAAAAGGGAACTCTATCAGAAGGTTCTCGACGACCTGAAGAACGGCGTGGTGCCGGACATCAACCCCGACCTCTATGAGGCATATAGCCAAAACCTCAGAAAAGCGGTTTCCGGCGTTGTGGGCGACGAGGCGCATACAGATATGGCCGCACAGTTCAACGCCAACGTGAGCCGTTTTGCGGCCTACAAGGCATATCACGCCACAAGGGAACTCGCAGACCTTGAAGCCGGTGAAATAGATACAAAAGGCAAAGCCATTCTGAACAAATACAACAGGTGGCAGGCCGCCGAGTACAACACCGCCACGGCGCGCGCCAGAACCGCACGGCAATACCACGATTTCACGTCCGACCCTGTTTCAAACGAACTGTACCCCAACCTCAAATGGCTACCCTCCCGCAGCGCGAACCCACGAGAGGAACATATCCCGTTCTACGGACTCGTGCTGCCCAAGGGCGACGACTTCTGGACCCACAACCAGCCCGGCACCCTCTGGAACTGCAAATGCGACTGGGAGGAGACCGACGACCCCGTCAACACGCGCGGCCTCACCCCCAAGCAACTGGCCGACTACAGCACCGAGAAGGGGGCCATCCACGCCCAAGGACTCGAAGGCAACCCGGCAAAGACAGGAAAGATTTTCACTGACGAGTGCCCTTATGTGAAAAATGCCGGCAAGCATGGTTCTGAAATTGTGGAGGAGTTCTTCCGACCAATAGAAGAACACCATAAGGAGTATATATCACTGCACAATAATCCGGATTACAAGGATGTGGATTTTGATTGGAAGACTGGCGGCGTGAAGGCTACACATGTGGGACACGAAGTGCATTCGGCTGATAAAGAAGAAACATTCTTCAAGGAACTTACCAAAGATGGGAAAGGTCTTACATCAACCCAATTGGAATACAAATGCCAAGATATTTTATATCGTTTGGGTAACAGTGCGATACTCTGTGAGGAAGGAATAATCAATACTTCAGGATCTTTTGACACTGCGTTAGATTTGCTCCTTAACGGAAAGCGTACAGACATAAGATCCATTACAACTCCCACAGAGAGTTATCGCAACCGTTTGGTAAAAAAGAATATTCAGCTTGGCAAATTCAATAGTCTTTCCTATGTAACTGAAAAAGCAGATTCTATTTGTCTCTACTTTCACAAACCATCAATGTTCAGTTCAGAAAAAATGAAGGAGAGCATTCTGGAACTGAAAAAAATACAGCATGAAGATAAAGAAACTGGGGAACTGAAACATATTAACATTCATGTCAAGCATATTTACTGCGTGATTAACGAAGGAGAAGGAAAAATGGAAATATTCAATGTGGAATAAAAAACCCGCCAAGGCGGGTCTGCCTAAAGTTTCCAAGGCCATGGGTCCTGGACAAATATTAGACTCTGCAAAAATACAAAAAAAATTGAATATACAAACAAAAAATTTAAAAAAATCATGAAAAAATTTAAAAGTAACACCCCAATCAACATCGACTCCTTAATCAGAAACCTTGTAATTGTTGTGAAAGACGAAAACGAGGCTTCCGAAACCATAGCGAAAAAAGTCACGGAAGCACTCGCAAACGTTGTCAAAGCTGCGCAGGTATAACAGCATCTCCAAGGTCGCATTCGGGAAAATCGCGAATGAAACCAAGATATATTCTGCAAGCCTTGAGCAAATCACTGAAAGCGAGTTGCGGGTTTTCCAATACAGCTTTACGGCAAGCGGTTCGGAACTTCTCAACCTGCAATTCAGCGAAACCGTTTAACATTCCTCTCATCATGAAATGATTGAACAGTTTATCTTCCATAAGAATGAAATTTTAAGTTAAACAATCCGCAAAATTACAACAATCAGTGACACCACAGGAATTTGAACATCGGTTAAAACATCTTCAGGAAGAGTTTAAAGACCTCTTCGACAAATACGCTCCAAGGATTGTCGGAGCGGTGGCGGTGCGGTTCTTCAAGTCGCGTTTTCAGATTGAAGGCTGGCAGCGCGCTGGCGACTGGAAAGAGGTGCAGCGCAGAATGCCGGCGTGGACACGCAACGGCAAGACTGTCAAAAACCCGTACCATGGCGCGAAACTGACACGAAAGATCCTCACCGGCGACACTGGTGACCTTGGGCGTTCCATAGAGGTGCAAAAGGAGTCTCCGGGAAGCGTCACCATCTGGACACGGCCCATCGGGAGCAACAAGGCGTACGCCCGGGTTCACAACGAGGGTCTGAGAGCCGGACGCGGTGCAGGCTTCAAGATGCCTAAACGCCAGTTCATGGGCGAACATCCGGAACTTAACAAAATGATAATAGAAGAACTTGAACGTAAACTTAAAGAAATCGCAAAATGATTAAGACACTCTATCTCGCCATCGAGCAAAGACTGATGGCCATAAAAGACGACAACAACCAACAGTTTTTCCAACACTTCGACCTATGGAACCAGCAGGTTGAATTTCTGGAGCAGGAAACGCCGTTCCTGACACCGGCGGTATTCGTGGAGTTCGACCCCATGGTTTGGCGGACAACAGGCCATAAGATTCAGGAAGCCGAAATAACAGTCAAGCTACACATCGTCACACCTTGGTACGCCAACACACCGGCCAATACCCCATCAGAGCAGAGGACACAGGCTCTCGAATATCTCACCATACCAAGCAGGGTTCTCAATGCCATGCAGGGCATCATCATAACACCTGAAGCAGATAGTGTTCTCGGCTTTTCAAACACGTGGACGCGCGAACAAAGCATCGTCAACCACAACCACGAGCATTACGTTGACAGCGTGGAGGTTTACAAGACGCATGTCTTCGACCGCAGCGCAGAACTTAAATACAGCACGCATCATCTGACCAATGGATACAAAATAGAATAAGGCTCTCGATTACTGATGCCTGAGACGTGTGCGTCTCTTCCGCTAATTCCTTGAGGCGGCGAACCACGTCAGGACGTAGCCGGAAACAGCAGAGAATTTTCTTGTCAGTCTTTGGAGGTCTTCCGTTTGGGTTGTTGGTTTGTCCTTTCATATCAGTTCTTTAAAGTTGTCCATAAGGTAGTCGGCAATCTCACGCATGGCAGTGGCCGCCTGTTGTGCGTCCAATGGTTTGCCCTTGCCGATAGGCAGAACCCGCTGCGTCTCGTTGTACTTGCCTTTCTTCCACTCAATCTTGAGCTTGTTGTCGAGGTCGGCCACCACATACCAGCCGGGCTTGTTGTCGATGGTGGTCACGGCAAAACGCTCATTGTCGATAGGCTCGATAGGGATAGGCTCCACATCCATGCTGACAATCTCGTTCGGTCCGACGAACCTTGCAAATTCAGGGGTTTGCTCCAGCCTTTTGATGGCATCGGCCTGATTTCGAGCCATGACGGTGGACTTCACTTCATCCCCATTGCCCAGTTTGATTTTGATACGGTATCGTTTCATATTTCTTCACAATTTGAAAAGTCCTTGTCTTTGAACAGTTCGGCCAAGCCGCTGATCTGCTTCAGCCGAAGCAGTTCGTCGGCGTCCATGCCGATATTCTTCAAGATCCATGTGTCGCTCATGCCTGACTTCGTGAGTTCTGCCACGATGTTGCTCATGAGTTCGATGGAATGTGCGCCACGGGCGCGGTTGTGCCTGATGGTCGAAGCCATGCGGTTGCTCAGTGGTTTGTCGATGGTGACGACAGGCATCATCCCGCCTTCGCGGTCACGGATGCGCTTGCTGGTCAGCATGACAGTGTAGCGGTGGAAGCCGTCCACAATCTCGTAAGTGTCGCTGTCGGGGATGTAGTAGCACACAATCGGCATGGTGTAGCCGTCTTCCCATATCGACAGCTCAAGCAGTTTCATCTCGGGCGGTGCCACTGCGTTGGGGTTGTAGCTGTTGGCCCTGATCTTTTCGATGGGCACGGCCTTCACGTTGTAAACAGGTGATGTCATAGCAAGTTCTGGTATTTTTCGATGATGTTCTTTCGGCGGGTCATCTCCTCCTTGGTCTGGGAGAAGCCCATATATTTGCATAGGTGGTCATTCTTCATGATGCAAATGCACATCCGCTTGAAGGTTGGGATTTCCTTAAACTCCGATATGTCAATGTCGTCAAGGTATTCCATGCGCACCGGCTTTTTGTCGGTGGCATAGTTGGTGGTGGCTTGCACCTCCATCTTCACGCCAACGGCACGGAGTTTGGCGATGGTGTCCTCTGATAGGCAGCCGCCACGTTCACGCCAAAACTGGATAGAGGTTTCAAGTTTGGCGAGATAGCCCGCCTTGGTCTTTGGCGGCAAGGTGTCAAGCAGAAAGTACATGTATTGCTCCCATGTGTAGTCCTTCGGCTTGGTGATGGATTTCCAGCCCATGGCCGTGGTACCGCCATAGATGCCAGTGAAGTTCACGCCATTCACGCGGCTAACCAACTTGCCCCAGGTGTGCGGCTCGATCACACGATAGAGCTTCAGCGACTCCTGTCCCTCGCTGATGAACGGCGAGGCTACGCGCATTTGGTCGATATTCACGCCCGCCATATAATAGATGTCATAGAGGTGGTTGTATCGCCAACCGTTTTTTGCGTTGGCAATCCAAACATCCTCGGTCGTGAAGTCATAGATGGGATAGGCATTCACCACACCGTTTTCCATGTCCTTTGTCCACCGCCAACCGTTGAAGTTCTTATAGTTGCGGTCGCTGAAGATGGCACGCCAACGGTTCAGGCTCTCCTGTGTCCTGATGCCTACCATGCAGCACACAGGGCATTGCTTATTTTCTGCCAACCATGCCCCGAATGCGACTTGGAAATCGTAGTCCCACATGTTCGGGCGCAGGAAGGGGAAACTGATGTAGGCGCCTTGCGGCCTCTCACGCACCCAGATGTCGGTCTTCGTCGGGTCCCATGGCCGCCAATACGACTGGAACATGCTCGTGCAGGTGGTCACTTTGAAGGGTGCGCACACATGGTAGATGTCGGCCACATCGGTAAACGATTCCAGCGTTTCGGCCACATATTCCGTGGTCATCTGGTACTGGCACTCGTAGTCCATGTGGAATACGCCGAAACGCCTGCCACGCTTCGCGGCTTCGGCAGCCACCATGTTCAGCAACACGCCGCTGTCCTTGCCGCCCGAAAACGACACGTAAACATAACCGAAGGAATCGAAAGCCTTGGCGATTCTTACCTGTGCGGCCTCATAGACATTCATACAGTTCCTCCTTTGTTTTGCCTTTGAAATACTCAGTCATCGACACTTTCTTGGCAATGTTGCGGTCGATGAGGCCTTCCAGCTTCACGTTGCCGGTGAGGTCGTAATACTTGCAGTCGTATTCCTGACCGGTGCGGAAGGTGCGCCGTCCGCTCTGGATCCGCAGGGCCAAATCCCAAATCTTGTCGAAATAGATGGTGTTGTGGTACTGCTGAAGGTTCAGCCCGAAGCTCTCCTTCTGGTACGACAATACCGCTGCCTTCGGGTAACGCTTTCGGCAAGCCTCCTGGCTGTCGATGTACTTGCAGAAGATGATGGTCTCCTCCTCGGGCACACGCTCCAAGATAAGGTCAACCGTGTCGAACTTGTCAGGCGAACAGCTATAGCAGTGCTGCATCTTCTGTGTCATTTCGAGGAAGATGTTGTTGTTGCGGAACTCCAGCAGCTCATCCGACAGGAACTGCTCCTTCAGCCATTCGTATTGCTCCCGCTCCTCGTCTGTGATGGAATAGCTCCAATCCGAATAGTTCTGGCTGATGTTCAGGTGCAGGTCACACTCATACACATAATGGCGGATGAGGCTATAGAGGTAGTCCACGTTCTCGTAGCCGGTGATGAACTCGCGGCTGTAGGTCTTCCACCCTCCTATCCTCTTCGTGATGGTGGTGTAGCGGCAGAAGGTATTCTTGAACTTCGCCATGCTCATGTTGAGGATTTTGGGCGAAAGAAACTCCATCTGGCTCCACAGGTCAAGCAGGTTGCGGCTCAATGGGGTGCCATTGAGGATGAGTTTGTATTCGCATAGCTCGCCGATGTCGAGCAGTCTCTTGGTGCGCTTGGCATCGGCATTCTTGATTTTCAGCGATTCGTCAACCACCACGAAAGGTTTCTTGGCGGCCAATACCCGCTGCCGCAATTCCAGATATATGCGGTCGCTGCCGCCGATGCTCTCCACACCGTAATAGACAGCCTCGCAGCGGAACCCGCCCCATTTGGCCACCTCATCCATCACCGACGGGATGCCATCGGTGGTGCGGATCGTCCGCAACGGTCCAATCCACACCACCAGGTCGATGTCCTGCACCTCATTCACGAGCTCGCAGGCCACGCGGGTCTTCCCCGTGCCCGGCTCCATGAAGAGCGCACCCACCTTCCATTCCCGCAGGTGCGCCTTGGCGTCATATTGTTGAGGTAGCAGGTTCATCTCTTCAACTCCTTGATTTCGTTACTGCTAACCGCGTCAACCTTTGCAGGCTCGTGACGCTCGATATGGTAATCTGGGAGGCGGTTGCCGGCCTCGTCAAACCAGGCTTGCTTCTTGGCTGAGTACTGGAGATCCTTCTTCTCCAGCAGCCAGGCTGCAATCCAATAGGCATCCGACTTCTGTACATCAAAGTCGGGGCCAAACACTTGCGATGCTGGGATGATGTCGGAGCTGCCGTCGAAGGCCGTGGCCTTGAAAGCCTTGGGGCTAATCCTCACAAGGCTTTCAAGACGCACACTGTAGCACAATGTCTTTTTCATCACTTCAGGTTTTTGAGGTAATCAAACACATTCACATCCACATCCACATCCTCGACCATAAGCGTGTCAAGGCACACATGCAAGGTACGCTCCTGCTTCCACCAATCCTGCATGATGTAGCCCCAGCAGATTGTGACAGCCACACACGGATTGACGATGTCGGCACGGCGGTCATCATAGTACACCGCTGCCCTCTCTCCATTCGACAGGCGTTCTTTAGCTTCCTTGGCGGCAGCCACAATGTCCCTGACAACTTCGTTATAACGGGCATTGCGTTCATCCTCGCGTTGCACATACTCCTTAGTAGTTGCGCATTCAGTCGGGGCAAACTTGATGTCGCCAGTGCTGATGCCTTTCGGCTTCAGGCACTCAACCCTGTAACCTCTCTTGTAAAAATAGTAGCCGAAATGATGGTTTTCGAGTTCACCGAACATCAGTTCGATGTTTTCCTCCGTTGTGGGATTCAGTTGAAAACCGAGGTTTTCGATGAAGGCTTTTGCTTCTTGCGTGGACTTCACGACCTCGACTTTTCCATTGTAATTGAGAACTCTATTCATTTTTTTGTCGCCGGTTTTATCCTGTTGGCTCATCAGTTTTAATTGTTTGACGTTGCAAATATACAACTTTTTTTTATTGTATATACATTTTTTTTAAAAAATTTTCATTTTTTTTCAAAAAAGTTTTAGCTGGTTGGTGTCGTCGTTCTCCGTTTGTTCCTCCACGAGATCAGACGGCCTTACCCCGATATAAGACAGGAAAGTATCATAGCAGATGCCATATCGCGGGAATATGAACCTGCGCCACACCGCCTTGTAGCAGCGTTGCTGGTTACCTGGCTCGTATTCCCGCCTGACAATATCTTGGATTTCTTTAATCCTCTTTATTGTGCTTCTGTATCGTTTCCTGTGGCTCATCATTATTATAGTATGTCTTTATGTCTATGATAACTGTCTTTGTCTTCACCACCCGCCCGCTGCCGAGGCACACCGGACACACGTTCTCGTGCAGACGATACAGTATGTTGTCGGCCAACGGCTTTGTCACATCCATCTCCCCGGTCCCGCCGCACTTGCCGCATATCTCGATCACGGGGGCGAAGTCGTACACCTTCGCGTCTTCAGGTATCTCTATCTTCTTTGTCTTTGTCTTGCTCATTTTTCTCTATTTTTTAAAATTATTCCTGTAATATTCCGCGGCCACCCTGTGCGCCACCCTGTCTTCCGCCTTCGCCCGGTCACAGGCGCGCTCCATTCCTGGATCATACTGCCGCGATTGCTCAATGTTGTATTGCACGTATTCCTCGGCTTTCTCGCTGATATAGCCGTTGAACCAGCCAAGTATGTCGGCGCTGCCGATGCCGCCGTAGAACGCGCCGTATGCGCCCTGCCGGGCGCGCTTGAACACAATCTCGATGTCGGCGGCGTTGATGTTGATGCCGCTGTCGAGGCACGCGTCGATAACACTCTTCGCGGTCTCCGCCATCGCCTCCGGCTGCATCGGTCGCGACACGTTAAGCATCGCCTCTATCCTCGCGATGTGCATCACTATCAGGGCTGCGGTCTCCTTATAGCCAAGCTCGCCGACAATCTTGTTGATCGACGGGAAGTCACTCTCCACCGACTTCCTCACTGTCGTGATTCCGGCTTCGCGCACCGCCTGTGACAGTGCCGCAGGTGTAAGCGACTCCTTAGAGATAATCGCAAGCGCGTTTTGCCCGTTCATAGCCGTTTTGCTGCTTTATCTGCGAATATATCTTCTCGAAATCCTTCGCCAGCCCTTCAGGAGTGAAGCGGTTGTCGAAGTACCAGGTGTTTTTCAGTGTTTTAACCGCTTTTAAAAAAGCGTTTAAATTCCCGATAAGTATATCTTCCGTCACAACGAGGGTGCCATTGCTCTGCCCCTCGACGGTCTTAGCGTATATCAGCTCCAGCAGCTGCCTCATCCACTTGAAGTCGGCTTTCGTGCCGGTGTAGCCCGTGCCCTTGAACTCCATGTGACGCGCCCTGAAGTCCTCCAGCGCGCGGAACACCGGATACACAAAGCCGCCGCCTTTGCCACTCATCGACTCCAGCAGCGCATTGATGAGCCGCGTCTTGTCTTTTTTCGGAAGCCTCAGAGCCTCGTTAATTATTTCGTTTAAGTCCATTTTCCGCATTGTTTCTTGTGTTTTTAAACTCGCGGCTGGCGCATCTGGGGCACTCAAAGCCCCAGACGCGCCTGTCGTATTCGTAGCCGCACACCGGACACGTGGCCCAGATTTCGTGGTTGTTGGTGATGCGTGTCATTCCTCACCTTCCTTTTTCGGCTCAACGTAGAACGTCTCATCCTGCACCACGCTCAAGCCAACCTTTGTGAGGCTGCCTTGCACCTCTTCAGTGTCGCGGTCGGCAAGCAGCTTATCCTTGGCGGGCTCATCGACGGTGCGGACGTATGCCGGCAGAAACTCCTTCAGCAGGTTGGTGACGGCTCCCCAAGTGAAACCTTTCAATGTCTTTAACTTAGGTGTGCCTGTGCGGAAACCTATGGTGCCGTGGATAGTGTCAAGGCTTTTCTTTTTGGTGAAGAGGGTGTCTTTCTGCTCGATGGCGAATGTCTGGAGAACATCGAATGCCCGTTCCTTCTCTTCGGCGAGCTTCGCCAGCTCATCCTGGTACTTCTCGCGGAGCTTTGTCATCTCAACGTCCAAGGTTGCGTTGATTTTCTGCATGCGTGCGTCAGCGCGCGCGAAGTCGGCCATCGCCGCCTCCATACTCTCGTTGGTCACGTCGCTGACCAACACTTTCTTTTGTCTTGTCTGTGCCATAGTATTATTTTTATGTTAATTAGTTCATTCTTCCGGATACGGATTGTGGTCATCCTGTTTGCTGTATCCATTGTCATTTTCTTCGTTGTTGTCGTTCATAGTCTGTTTAATTTAGGCATATCTTCTGTATCTCATTCTTGACTCTCGCCGCCGACTGTTTCCGGCAGAACTCGTTGTAAATCCTCGTCAGCGTGTCGCCGCTGATGCGGTTGAAGTCATGGCCCACCATGGTGGGGACCATTCCGGCGGCGCGCACCGCCACCCCCTTGATGTATTCGGCCGTCGGATTCAGGCCGCACATCTCAAGATATGCGCCGATGGCCCTCATTACGCCCTTGCGCTTGCGGTCAAGGTCGTCATGCCGCCCCCTCGCCTGAGGCATCCTGCGCATCTCCTGGAGGTAGCGAATCATGTCCTGCGCCTCGATGTAGCCGAGGTCTTTCATTGAGTCGGTGCGGCCTCTGGTGAAGTCGCTGATGAAGCAGTGCCGGGCGTCGTCGTCGAAGCCGAGTTCCCTGAAGTTGAAAAACAGGCTCCTGCGCTGCGCGTCACTCATTCTTGTGCTTTTTAGTGTCTGCATAATTTTAATTTTATAGGTTTTAATTTTTATCATTTCCCCAATAGGCATCCGCGCCTTTCCGCCACACCACGTATGGCTCCCCGCCGCCGTAACGCGACTGCACGAACGCCTTGTAACCTTCCACGTATATCTTCACAAAAGCGTCGTACTTGATAGCCTTCCCGACGTTTCCGCGCGGTTCCCTGCCGTCGGCGTGCGACACTATGATAAACAGCTTGTGCGGGAAGTCGTTGATAAGCGTGGTGTAGTCCTTATAAGTCAGTCCGGTGTACTGCAGCGAGTCGATAATCACCACCTGCGGACTGCGCTGTTTGGCAAGACGCTCACGAAGCATCGGCACCGTCTCCTTGTCAAGCAGCACAAACGAACGCTTAACGTCCGACATCCCCACATCCTCGATGGCCTTCTGCATCGACAGCGACAAACCCTCCTCGAGCGAGTCGTACGCCACGCGAACAAAACGCGCCATGTAACGAGCCAGCTGCAGGGCAAAACGCGTCTTTCCGTTCGCGGAGTTGCCCCATATAATCCAGCCGCCTTTCATCTCGGGGCTGCCGATGGAGGCGAACCACTCGCTCTCAAAAGGAAGCACCAGCGGCTTGTAGTCGCGGATGTCGTTGACCGTTAATGCGCGTTTAATGGCCATTTTATCACTGTTTAAGCGGTCATTCTCATCTGTCCGAGCGTTGCGTGGATTTTACGGCGTACGCGGCGCAAATCGCCCTCGGAGTCGTTAATTATATTGTCGATGGCATCTGAAGCCGTGATGCCGTTGGCCTCACAAATGGCGGTGATGTCGGCAGCCGACACACCTTTCAGTTCAATGCACCTGCGTCCAAGGCGCGACCATATCTCTTTGTAGCCTTTCTTGTTGAGTTTAATGCCTCGCTCGATGCGCTTGCAGAGGTGGTTGGTGGCGCAAAGCACAATGCCGCACTCATCCTCAAGCTGGTTGTAAAGCGTGATGAAGAAGTAAAGCACTTGGTCACTCAATTTGTCAGCCTCATCGAGTACCAGAAGAGGTGATTCCTGCATCTTCAGGGTACGCACCGCCTCATGCATCATCTCGCCGACGGTGAAGCCGGTGTAATCGCGCCCGAGCGACGTAAGCAGTTCCGAAAGGAACATCTTGCGGTTCCAGTACTCATTGCAGCACAGTACGTAAGCCCGCTTGGTGTTCGCTGCATAGTTCTTGATGGTGAACGTCTTCCCGATGCCGGCATCACCGGTGATGGCCATCACCAGCGAGTTGTCTTGAGCGTCCTGAAGGTACTTGTTTAGGCGTTTGAAACCGCGAGTCTCCACAGCTTCCCATTTCTCCTCCTTGTAGCCAATCTGCGCCGCCACGTTGCGCCACATGTCGTCTTTTATCAGTTCCCAGTTGTTGTTGAGCATCTGGCTGATGGTGGCGGCCGACACGTTCTTCAGTGAGTTGGCAGCCTTGTTTTGGGAGTCGTAGCGGTCGCAATAGTCGCGAAGCGCGTTGGCAATGTTCTGTTTTCTGATGTTTTCCATAATGACTTAATTTTTAATATTTAGTAACTTGCATAAATGTCTTCTTCGACTTCCGCTGGCTCGAACACCTCTTGCGCCTTGATAGCCAAGCGAGCGTCATTGCGTCTGTCTTTATGCTGGCCGTTCGAGTCGGTAATCATGAGCTTCTGGAGCGTGTCGAGAGCCTTGGTGTCATCGAGCAGTCCGGCTGCCGTTTCCATGTAGTCGCCGAGCTGGTTGGCTATGCGGTGCTCCTGACGCTTGTTGAAGTCGAGCACACGGCGAAGCTGCTCTGCGTCGCCTTCCTTGCGGTCGGCCAATGCCATAGGCTGTACGTATTTCTCCTCGCACAGGAAGCGCAAAGTCTCATCCTCACTCACCGCCAGCACCTTGCTCTTGTCGTCTGGATCGTAGCGCACCTCCCAGCGTTGTGAAGCATATTTGCGGAAGTTCGGATCAAAACAGTCGTAGTCGTGCTTCACACCACCGATGGTGACCTTCAGGCCGTTGCCCTGTAGAAGGTTGCGCTGGCCTGTGGTGGCCCCGAAGAGCATCAGATATTGCTCGTATGAAAGAGCCGTGCGGCGTGTCTCTGGCATCTCGTTGAAACGTGCCACAAACTCATCGTGCAGTTGGGCGCGTTCCGCCTCGATAAACCTCACGAGCTGCGCACACACGCCGTCCCAGCCCGGGAAGTTGTGGCGCTTCTTGTTGAGGTATTCGGAGTTCGGTTGGAGTTCCTTATGACTGGTCACACCGAAACCCGACCAGTTTTCCTGAAATTGGCAGTATTTCTTGTTGAAGTAATTGAACCAAGACTCAACGGGTTTGGTTTTTGCGTTTTTCACAGCTGCCGGCGTAGCATGTTCGGCCATACCGGTATAGGTCGGCATCATCATCTTGATGGCGTATTGGTCCGACTGCAGCTGTGCCGTGCGGTACATCGTGCCAAACAGCTCGGCGGTGTGCTTGGCGGCATTGCGGAGAGCTTCTTTGATGAGCCCCGGCGTTTCGTGTGTGCCGATGGCGTAGCCAATAGGGTATTTGCAGCAAGCGTCGAGCACCACCACAATCGTCGGGCGGTTGTGATACACCGTCACGTTTTTGTCGTTGGTCTTCTGATACAGCAGCTCCGCATCCCAGCCGTCCATCGTCCAGAACTGGAGGGGATATACGGGAGCCTTGCGTTTAACCTGCATCGCCTTGTTGTTGCGGTATGCCGTGACACCATGACGGCGCGCGTATATCACGTCGTCAAGCCTGTCACGCCAAACAGCCACCGTCGCCGCACCTATCTTTTTCCATTGCATCTGCTCTGCAAGCATATTATATAGGCGCGATACCTGCTCGTTGTCGAGGTTGCGCGGGTCGCTCATCAGAACCGCCAACGCGCTCTCCTGGTTATTGTCAGCCACCTTGGCGGCGTTTCGGATCTGAGCCTTGTAAGCCTTGTGGATGAGACTCTCACAGCCTTCGGCGATATAACGCTTGTATTTCCGCTCGAGGCTCCGGGCGTTGTCCGGCAAGGCGTGCGGATAGATTTTCGTGTCGAGCGACTGCACACACTCCGAAATTTTATCCCAGAAACGTGGCGATGCGTGGCCGAGGGCGGCGCGTTTTGCACGGCGGTTGGCGATGAGCTTGCGGATGCCCTCGAAGATGACTGCATTCGCATAATACTCCCGCCGTTTGTCGGGCTGGAGGCCTTTGTCGCCTACCTTGTAAGTGTCGAAAAACTCGGCTATCTCAGCCGACGCCTCGATGCACTCCTCAAGGGCGTTGGTCTTGGCGGCCTTGTACGGATCCGGAACCAGTTGCAGCACCTTGGTCTTGAACCTCTCCGGCAGGCTCTCAAACGCTACCAGCGCAGGCGTGCCGGCGCAGGCACGGCGCACTACTTGAATGTCGTGGCGGTGAGTTAGATTCTGATAGTTTGAAATGGTCATGATGTTATTATCTAACAACCACCGAGTTTCTACCGCTAATATGTTATTGTAATACTGCATTTTTATTTGTCTTATCGCTCGGTGGAGGGGAGTCGAACCCCTCGGAAACCATTCACCGATGCCGGTGTGCTCTCTTGTGTAGTACAGTCCAGAGTTATTTTGGCGAACCTCCCGATTTTAATCTCATGTAAATGTAGTTTGTCAGTATCTGCGGATTGACACCGTCGAGCATGGCGTAGAAGTCCTCCATGTTGACCAAGGCCTCCATTTTTTTTCCCCCCCCCAGTCATCTCGTTCTCCACTATATAGCGATTCATTTTCAAGCTGATTTTCATTTCAGGCCTCCTTTCTGGAAGTCGAAGGCTCTTGCCAGAAGTCCCCCTATGAATAGAAGCCCGACGCCTGTAGCGCGGATTGCCATTTCGTGTTGGCTGCCGTCAGCCGTGGCGATGGCGAGAAATATTCCCGCAACCATCAATGTTTCTCCGATAATTTTTAATGCTTTCATACCTATTATTATTAATTGTTAGTAGCTTCCTTTAGCAGCACGCCGCCATTGTTCAATGCAGCGCGGCGTATCTTTTTGGCCGTCTCGCCGTTGCGCTGGAAATTGCAGGCCATCGACACATACGACATCGACACGTTGAGTGCCTTCGCAATCCGTTTGCGAGCCTCTGTATCAGTCAGTTGAATTTTTTGAACCATCGTATTACTTTTTTGTTTAATTTTGTCGGTGTTGTAAATCATTCACAACTCGATGCAAAGATACATATTTTCTGAATACTAATACACAAATTCTGAATTTTTTTATGAAAAATTTTGAAATTATTATAAATCAACGGGTTATAGATGCCATAAATTGTATTTTGATGGCTGAAAAGGGCTTAACCAAGGCTAATTTAGCGGAAAAATTAGGGATAAAAGCAACTAAATTTTCAGAAATCTTGAATAAACGCATGGTCGCAGGAATGGATGTAATTCAGAATTTATGTATATTGTATAGTATATCTGCTGAATGGTTAATACTTGGGGAGGGGGATATGTATAAAACGGCCAATACTGACGATTCCGCTCACAAAAGCGATATTATTGAGGCATATAAAGCCACGATTGAAGCCCAACAGAAAACAATAAGGTCGCTGGATCGACAAATTGAGCTGCTTGAAGACAGGCTTAATGAGGAGAATCTGGGGGGTGGCAAAACGGCTACAATGACAGGATAATACACAAGGGAAGCCCCTTTTTGTGCATAATTAAGCGTAATTGATTGATTTTTAACACCTATGTTTAAAAAACTCGGGCGTTTTTTATGTATTAGGGGGGTCAACTCGGGCGTTTTTTATGTATTAAGGGGGTCAACTCGAGGTGTTTTTTGCACGATTTTGAATATCCATTTGAATATCCATTTGAATATCCATTTGAATATCCAACGCCATTTTTAGGCATAAATAGAGCCTGCCAGGGAGGTGTTCCGGCAGGCCTTTTCAATATTATTTAATAGGTGTTTAAACGGCGGAGTAGCTGCTACTGGTGTATCTGTCAGAATAACGCAAAACCGCCGTATTTTCAGGCATTTAGCGTCAATAATCGAAGCAAAATTTGTATTAATTAAACTTTCATTAAAGTTTTGTTGCGCTTTTTTATACTTTTATACAAGCAAAATCCAAGCAAATTAAACTTTTTTGTACTTTTCTTTTTTTATCAAAATCTTGTAAATCGTTGTAAATCAAAAATTTGCGCTTTTTAAAAATGTACTTTTCTTTTTTACCCCCTTAGTCACCCTCTCACTCCCCTCCGTACTGCTCGTTATCGTGGCAGAAGAAGGGTACGCAGCCACGTAGTAGCTCCCGCTCGGCGTTCCGCTGAACGAACCGCTGTAGCTGCCCGCTCCGCTCGAAAGCGTCATGGCGGTGCCATTCACATTTATCGCGTCGTCGCTGCTCCACAGCACAGCACCGCTCGACGCCAGCGACGTCTTGCCGCCCTCGTCACCGTCGCCGTCGGTGGTCGCGGTGAAACTCATGGCGACAGCCTCAGGCGTCGCCACTTTCT